GTGATTGTCTTTCTTCATTGACTTTTAGTTTTCTAAGATGTATAAGTTCCTTCTTCAAAGTAACTTTCCTTTGAAGAATATCAACTGTTGCATTGCCTGTTAAAGTGCCAGACTTGTTAACATCATTAGACATACTGTAATCCCAATCAATGTGTATCGTTTCCTCGTTCTTAATTTCTGTCGATACTGTAACCATGGTAAAGCATCTTCACCAACCTTTGGATAATAATCCTTATTATAGTATTTATGCATTTTCAACACTCTCTTTTACTAATTTTAATGGACTTCTTAACTTTTTAAGTTCGTTAATAGTATCTCTTGCATTCTTATGAAGGATACCAATACCACCTTCTGACTCCCATGCTTCAATATTCTCTGGTCTGTCATCAATCAATACATTACCTTTTTGTGAGAAAATCTTCTTTTGATTACCACTATAGGTGCATGTTACTACCACAAAAGGGTCTACATACTCTTTAATCCACTCTGTTTTATCATAAACTACCAACTGTCTGTTGATTGCACCAGCTGCTGTCAAAATCTCCCAGTTCAAACCAGTATGTTTGACATAACCAATCAATTCATGATAATCGACCATAGGTGGTAACTTTCTGAAACACCTCTTGTCAGTCAGTTCTTGTTTTCTCCTATCATACTCAGAATGACCATAGTTGTCATTTCCTAGAGGATGACCAATAAGTTCACTAATTCCTTTCTCAAAATCGACCAAAACTCCATCCATATCGATGAAGATATTTTTTGGTACTACATTACTATTCTCCATGTAACTGCCTCCAATCTGCTGGAGTATATCCAGTCATGATAAACTCCCTCTCATCTTCATTAAGATTAGGGAAGATATCTTGAATTAATCTCCTCTCTTGAGCTGGAGAGTTCCACTCTTCAACTTGTTCTTGAGTAATGTCAAGATACATCTTGTTTACATTACCAGTTAGGGGACTAATTCTTGCAACTTCTATCATATTTACTCCTTTACTATGTACATATTATACTAAAATATGTACCCTTGGGTCAAACTACCTTAAGTAGTCTGGCCCATAAATTCTCATTGAGTTTGGTGGGATTGGATATCCCTCAAACAAATTACCTCTTGGTGCATTCAAAGCTGGTGTTTTCCATCCAGCACATTTGAGAACATCACCTTCTTTGAAAGTGATACCACATGCACCTTTTTGAAACTCTTTCTTGTTAATGAAACCCCATGCAGATGATGGTTTTCCATTCTCTACTGAGAAGATACGAATGTATTTTTGACCTACAGAATAGTCATGTGTTGTTTTTCCACGACTATGTTCCCATCGTGTATGCATTGCATTCGTCAAATCTTCACAAAGTTTTTCTACTGCATTCTTTAATTTATCGTTCATTATGCTACTGCCTCGTTTGCAAGAGGAGAAGGTAATTGTGCCTTCATCCACTCTATTAATTGACCTTTCATACTGAATGCATTGTAATCACCAGTACATTTAATCTCTATACCATAATCAGTTATTGTCAACTTGTAATATTTGTTACCATCTATCATGTCAAAACCATCTTTACCACTCAACCAATATGAATCATATTGACCTCTGACTTTGACTAGATTTAAACCAACATCATCTAACAAAAATTGCAACAATTTTTCTCTTGAGAGTTTACCCTCTCTTGATATCACTATTTCTGCATTACCTAATTTCATATTTACTCCTTAATTTATACATATATTATACTAAAATATGTACCCTAGTGTAAAGGTCTTTCGTCACCATTTACAAAGATGGATACTAAGTCGTAATTACCTATAATGTCAATACCTATTCGATATCTAACACTTTGACACATTAAATCCCAACTTGCATCAATATCAGACTTATCAAGTGCAAGTTGCATTTCTTTCGAATTGAGAGGAATGTTGATGAGACGAAAGTCTCCACCCCTTTGTTGTATTACTATCCCATTTTTCATACTACCATTATATGAAAAAATGTACCTCTGTGTCAAGTATTGGGATGTCCCTCTTGTTGAACTTCAAAGTCATGATGAAGATTACCAGCTATACAATATCTATCTGTTTCAACTGTAACTGGTTTTACTTGATGAAACACATAAGAGGGAAACACTACTAATTGTCCTGTATGTGGTGGAATAGAAAGAAGAGGTTCACCCCATTGTTTTGTTTTCTCTTGCACATGTTCTGCACAATTTGATAAATCCATTTCAATACTACCATCTGGAACTTTACATAACTCTAAGGGTTGTGCAATCTCTGGGTCTTCAACATATGGATAGTATGTAAAACTCATAAAAGCTGGTTCATGAGAATGTGCTGGTGTAACATCATTTACTTTATATCCCATACCCCAAACTTGAGAAAAAACTGGTAAAAAATCTGGAACATGTACAAGATATTTTTTTATTTCAAAACCAACCCAATTTAAAAGTTGATGCATATATGGACTATCAAATGATTTCCATCCTGTAAAGTTTGTTACTCCTGCGTTGATGGTATCATGAACACCTTGTCCTTTCCCATCCATATCAAGAATGTAGTTTACAAGATGATGATTGATGTCCATAATTTCTTTAGGAGCATCAATTGTTAAGACCTTAGTATGAGTTGACTGGTCTGGTAAGAAGTTATATGTCCCATCCATCAGTTTTTTCTCCAGAGATTCTTTTACCAGATTCACTACTATCGAAAGCTGGTGGAGAATCATGTAGTTCTTCTGTTGCAGATTGTTCACAATCATACAACTTCATTCTTGCTCTATCTACACCTATGATGAATCTTCTGAAATAAGTTGGGTCATTATATCTGTTCTTCAATTGTTTGACCATGATTTGGTCTAATTCTTCTAGTTCTTCTGTAGATATTAATGCAACCATCAAGTCTGCTGTTGCTGGTAGACCGAATGATTCAGATGTATCTTCTAGACCTACATCTGTTGATGTAAATCCTTGTCTGTTAGTTTGTGTTGCAGTAACAATTGGTAGTTTGAATTCAACTGCAAGTCCTCTCATTTCTTCTGCAATACTTTTAACCATTGTATAAGAGTTTACACTTGCACCTGCTCTCATTCTTGCAGATGCACAAATGTTTAGATAGTCAACATAAATGATATCTGGAACGAAGTCTTTCTTGAGATTAAGTTCTTGTAGTAGATGTCTAAAATGACCTGTATGTGCAGTTGCAGTAGGATATTCTTTGACAATTAGTTTACCAGTTGTTTTGTCACGAATCGATTTTACTTTCTTATCATACATATCTTTTGGTAGATTAGAAAGTTCTTGGATGGGAAGATTCATAAGATTTGCATCGATTCTTTCTGCAATCTTTTCTTCACTCATTTCCATAGATATGTAAAGTACATTCTTACCCATCATAAGATTGTTAGATGCACAATGACACATGAACAGTGACTTACCAACACCTGTACCTGCCATAACAACATTCAAGGTTTTATTTGGTAAACCACCCTTCGTAATCTTGTTCATCATTTCAAGGTCAAATGGTAGTTTGTCTTCTACAGTATTGTAGGACATGAATCTATCATCTGAATCTTCGATGAAGTCGTGACCAATATGTTGGTCGAAAGAAACTGATAATGCATCTTTTAGAATATCTGGAATCTCACCCTTTTCTCTTTTGGATGATTTATCAATAATCTGAATACTTTCCATAACTGCATTATAGATTGCTCTATCTTTACACCATTTCTCAGTTTCATCTACGAGAAAGTCGTGTGGTGTTTCCTCAGTGTTTGTTTTACACTGATTGATAACAGTCATTGCATTCTTAATCTCTTCGTCATTATATCCAGACAAATCATTCATTTGAATACCAAGAGCTTCATGAGTAGGACACTCATTATACTTCATAAAGTATTCATTGATTTGTTTATAGACTAATCGTTCAGACCTATCCGAAAAGTAATCTTCCTCAAGATAAGGAATTACTTTTCTAGTGAATGTATCTGAGACGAATAGATTCTTTAAGATTGATTCTTCTATTCTATTCTGCATCTTCTTCTACGATTTCTTCCACACTTCCATATTTAAATTCTTTCTTTGCACATTCATTAAGTTGTTGTAGAACTTCTTCTGTAAAATACTTCTCTGGATTGTTGTTGATAGTTTTACCAAACTGAGTTGTACCATCTGGAAGTTCAATTCTTGTTGATGTCTGTTTAAAGATACCATACTTTAGTGCTAAGTCAAGTAGACCATAATATCTATCTAGACCTTTGTCGTATGTAAGTCTAACATCGACCATCTTATTCTCGACAGTCAATCTTGATTTTTGATTCTTACAATGGATGATATTACCAATAACTTCTGTTCCATCTTTTTCTTTCTTCTTGGATAGATATACAATAGATGAAGCTGCATACTTCAATCCACTACCACCACCCATTTCTTTTTGTGGGAACATAGAACCAATCACATCATATGTATGATTAGTTACAATCATTGGGATACCAACTTTACCAAGTTTCAAAGTTAACACTCTGAATGTACCCTTGATAACTTGTGCCTTGGTCATGTCTCTAACATTTTTACCAGACCCAATATCTTCTGTTTCTTTGATTGTAGATAACATACCAAGTGAATCAAGAACAAAGAAAAGTTTCTCATTACCTTTTCTTCCTTTCTCAAATCCATCGATAATGTTTACTGCTTGAGTTCTAAATTCTTCTATTGTTGTAACTGGAACAAGAAGAATACGACTTGTATCAACACCTCTTTCCTCTAACATTTCTTGAGTCAATGCAGACTCAGATTCAAAGTAGACGACATTACCTTCTGGGTTATCTTCCAAAAACTTTTGTACCATTCCTAATGCAAAGAATGTTTTACCAGTTGCACTTTCACCTGCTAGTGCAGTAATCTTATTAGATGGAATACCACGATGGATATCACCACTTACTAATGCATTAAAGATATAAGAACCTGTATCGATATAACCATCTACATCACCTGCGACGATTCCATCTGATACGACTCCTGCTAATTCATTACCACTTGCTTTTGCAAGGTCTTTCAATAAATTCATAATATATTCCTCGACTGTTATATTATTATACTACCAATCTCTATTCTGTCAACTGAAAAAATCTTCTAGGGATGATACTGGTTCAGTTGACCACCCTATCTTCTCAAGTATTAATTTTAGAGGTTCAATGAATGATTTATCAAACTGTAAATCATAATCAATGTAAGAATGAAGTTCAAACTCTTTGGGTAAAGTACTTATAAAACCAATAACATTCTCTTTGATTGGGTTAGGTACTTTTAGATATAAGAATCTCATATGTTCACCACTCTGAATAGACTCATATTTCATATCTATTTCTTTTTGTTTTAGATAATGATTGTAAAGTAATGATGCTCTTACATGCATTGGTGTTGACTTCTTGTAGATTGTAACTGCATTCTCATACTCAAAGATACCATTTACTTTTCTAGGAAATGCAATGTCATATGGGTCTAGTCCTTTAAATTCTTTTCTTGCATTATCAACAAACTCATGGACAAGTTTTTCATCACCCTTCATGACAACCTTCAATGCATCTTCTAGTTTCTCACGAACCCATTGTGGTGTGGATGACTTTGCAGTTTCGATACCCATCATCTTGAGTTTTGGTTTTGTCAATCGAACACCTTCATTGTCATATACATTCATGATGTATCTTTTCTTTGCAGTCCAGATTGCTTTATCTGCAATTACCTCTCGACCCATAACCATCTTGTTTTGATATGCATTAGTGTAGTCTGCAAGTTCAGAGTAACAGTTATTGATTACATCTTGCATCTTACCACTTGCAACTTGGTCTAGAAACTCAATAGGATTTTTAGGTTGAACACTCTTGATGAGCTCATCAAATCTTACATAGATTGAGTCAGTATCAATTGCAACCACATAATCATCCTCAGTACCTAAGATGTTATTTAAGTACATGTTAACTGCATTTTCAACCCATTTAATTGCAAGTTGACCACTACTTGTTACTGCTTCTGCAAGACCCAACTCAAAATATCTGAACCACTCATTACCAATTGCACCATAAGCACTGTTCAAAGAAATCTTACGAACCATCTGGTTGTTATATGCAATTGCAATCTTTCTGTTCAATTCTTGTTTTCTTCTAGGGTCGTCTGTAGACTCGAACTCCTTTTGGTGTTCAATCATTTTTTTCTTCCACAACACTCTTTCATCATATAAGTTTTCTAGTACCTCTGGAAGAAACCCTTGTTTTCTTTTACTAAATCTTGCACCATTAGGTGTAGTTGCAAAGTCACCTTCTATCTTAACTTCTTTATTCAACATCTTTTCTACACTTACAGTATCCATTGTAATACCATTGTAGGTCTCTGGACTGATATTGTATTGCATAATTAAATGAGGATACAGACTGTTTAAGTCAAACGATACAACCCACTCATGCATACCAATCTGTGGTTCTTTGACATATGCACCCATAAACTTCTGTTTCTTAGGTGAGGTATTTTTAGAAGGTGGTACAATGATGTTCTGTTGTCTTAGACGATTAAAGATTAGGATATCCCAGTATCTTACTTGTCTGAATGCATCAAGATAGTTGCACTTTGCAGAGTAAGACATTGCAAGAAGTAGACCCATCAATCCTAGTTTGTCATCTAGTTCCTCAACCAAGGTGACATCACGAACATTATATTCTAGAAACTTTTGATAGTCCTTCTTGTAGAATAGATGCATTGCACCAAATTCTTCATAATTGATTTTACCTTTACCAAGTTCTATCTGACAGATGTTTTCTAGTTTGTAACTATCTCTTCTTTTGAATGTAAACTTTTGATAAAGTTGTAAGTAATCTACAACCTCAACACCAGTTAGTGTGTATGCTTGTTGTTTCTTGTTGAAATTTTCCCACTCACGAACAGTTGTTATATTCCATGGTGAGAGTTGGTCTGCTATAGTTGTACTAAACAGTTTAGATATCCTATTATAAAGATAAGTGATATCAAACTGGTCAACATTCCAACCAGTAATAATGTCTGGATATATCTTTTTGTATTCTTCTAGGAAAGTCTTGAGAAGTTGTTTCTCATTTTTACAGTGAAAGTATTTAATATTTGGGTCACCATGTTCCCATGGTTGTGTACCAAATACATACTTGGTATCTTTACCAAACATCTTGAATGTGATTGCATTGATTTCTTCTGCAGCTTCTGTTGGTTCTGGAAAACCATTTTCACATTCACATTCTATATCAAGATTCATGATACGAATGTGTCTCATCATCCACTCAATATCTTGAGGGAAATGTTCTGCAATGTAAGCGTAGGGATGTCTCTCAATCCCATGTACATCAAAACCTTCTACATCTTTCCACTTCTCACGAAACTGTCGTGCTTGTGCAATAGAGTTGAACTTTTTAGGTTCTAGGTTTTGTCCTTTTACAGAACGAAAGGATGAGTCTTTGTTTGTTGGAACATAGAAAGTAGGTTTGTATTGTACTTGTTTCTGTACATACTCACCATCCTTGAACTCACGAACAAGGATGAGATTTCTATGTTGATAGACATTTGTATAAAAGTGCATATAACTAGTATACTACTAGATTACTTTTTGGTCAACAAAATGTTGTTGTATAACTTGAATGTTTTCCTCTGCTGATGCAATCTTCAAAACTTGAGAATGTATAGCATCGATAACATCTGGATGTTCACCTATACCAACTGGATCGTTCATATAGATTTCAATGTTTGCT